CAAGTCACCCAAAGTAAACAATGAAACCAATGAATCATTTGATACTCTACAATTTTTTACTTTTTCAGTATATTTCATATTATTCTTTCCAATTTTCTAAACAATTATCCAATGCTTCATCCACTGTTCTCATTTTAATTCCTACATTTAACAACTTTTGATTACTCATCACACAATTTGAACGTGGTGTTTTTGCAGCGGTCTTATAAAAGTCATCTTCATTGTCAAAAAACTCAAAGGTTCTGTCTTTGGCAATTGTTTTTTGCATCTTTTCAATAACTTGTTTAGTGGTTACAAAACCGGTATTTGTAACATTATATGTTCCGTATGGAACCTTTTTAACAAGAGTCTGTACACACGCATTAACAAAATCTTGTTTATTAGATATGGAGTTTTCCGCATCCAGAAGTTTCCTGTAATTCAACATTTTGGACAAATAATTTCGAGGATTGTGTTTTTCTTCAAACGGAATACGTAGTCTCCAAATATAATGATTGCCCCAATTGTGTCGAATAACATCTTCAGCAAGTGCTTTAGTTCCGCTATAAAAACTACAATTGTTTTGTTCAAAACTAAAGTTTGGTCGGTCGTTTTCAGTGAATGGCATACCATCCGATCTACGTCCTGTATAAATACATCCAGACGATACGTGTCCAAATAAAATTCCGTTATTACGACAAAATATTGATAACATCTCTGGAACTATAACGTTTCCATAAATGGTATTGTGTTTATCAGTTTCACAAGCATCCACATTAGGTTTGCCTGTATATCCTGCACAATTAACTATAGTTGTTAACTTTAGTGTTTTATGTAATAAATCTAAATGTGTATATGTTAATTCCTTTGTAGGAGTCGAACACGTTCTAACAGGTAGATTGTTTTGAAATAATTGTTTATTGAATTCTTGTCCAATATAACCAGATGCGCCTAATAATAAAATCATAACTGTTCATATATATCATATGACAGATTCTAAATAATTTCTATATTCTGATTTTGGTGTTTTTTCTATTAATTTAATAAATTGTTTTTGATCTATAAACTCTTGATTTAAACACTCTTCTTCAATACATGCAATTTTACATCCTTGACGGTCTTGTACAGTTTGTACATAATTACTGGCTTGTCCCAATGTCGTTGGTGACCCAGCGTCCAACCAAACCGTACCTTTTGGCATTTTTACTACATTCAAATTACCCTCTTCCATATATCTACGATTGATATCAGTAATTTCATATTCACCACGTTTAGAAGGTTTTAATACTCTAGCATATTCAATTACCTTATTGTCATAGAAATATAGGCCAGGAACCGCATATTTGCTTTTAGGCACATTTGGTTTCTCTTCAATAGACAACGCTTTGCCGTTAGAATCAAACTCTACTACACCATATTCTTTTGGGTTGTTAACCTTATATGCAAATATAACAGCGCCGGTAAAATCAACCTTCATTCGATTGAATCCATGAAACACGTTATCACCCAAAATCAAACAAACACTGTCGTTGCCTATAAAGTCTTCGGCAATCAAAAACGATTGTGCAATACCCTCCGGTTTTGGTTGTACCTTATAAGTCAGATTCAATCCTAAATGTTCACCATCACCAAATAACTTTTGGTACAATGGAAGAAAATCATATGATGATATGATACAAATATCTTTGATTCCGCAAGAAATTAAGGTTGATAATGGATAGTATATCATCGGTTTATCATACACTGGCAACAATTGTTTATTAACAACTGTTGTTAGTGGATATAACCTAGATCCCGTTCCTCCTGATAAGATAATACCTTTCATACTAAAAATATACGTTCATATATAGGTGATATTATCTTATTTAATTGATCATCATTAATTATATCTTGATAAGTTTTACCTTCTGATTTTACATGAGGCCATTCAACAACAAAATCAGCTTCGGCTTTGACCTTTGGATCATTCCAACGTTCATGATCGTTAGCGGGTTCAACCCAAATCTTTTGATTGGTATTTGCTATATCACTACGAATACGTCTACCATCTGTAGGAAAGCCATATGTGTATTTTGATATGTGAATCAACTTACCATTCAAGTCATTGTGAATCCAGTATACTTCATCTTTGGGATAAAAGTTGTAACGTATGTCAGTTATAAAAACGACATCTGAATTGTCCTTTTCTATATCATCTTGCAATTTTTCTGTCCAATACCGTCCTTGTGTTTGTTTACGTTTTACATCACCGTACCATACAAGCATTTCTCTAAAAATCTTTTTGTCTTCGGTATCTTCTGTAAATACATCTAGTCCTAACTTGTCTTTGATAAATTCTTTACAGTCGTTTTTTAAATAATACGCCAAAGCATATGAACTACATGTTTTTTGATATTTTTCCGTGATGATTTTTTTAGAAATATCACAAAATAGATTTTTTCCAGATCTTGCTACTCCTGATATTCCAATATAAAGTTTACTTTTCATTAGTCATTAATTTTTCTACTTCACCATCTGTCAAACCATATGCTTTACATATATTGATCATTTCTTTGATTCCATCGTCTGTTTGACCAAGAATTTCAGAATATTCCTCTGCTTCTGATGATGAACATTCATACCAACGTGCTAATAGTGTATAAAACTCGTCATCATACTTGTTCTTACCGGCTTTAATATACTTATGAAACTGATTAGTACGAGGTACTGTCGCAATCAATAAGGTATAAAAATTTTCAGATGGCATACTGTCTTGATACTTTCCGATATAAGAAAGTGAATCAAGAGCGTTACGATCCATTGATAAAAACTTCATCAACATCACATGAGCAAAACTCTTTTTATCAGCATCACTTAATGTTGAAAAGTATTTTGGATTTTGTACACCACGAATGTGGTTAACATGATCAAACAAACCTAATGCTTTCGGTACATTACCTTTGTCTGTCGATTCCTTTTTTGACTTCTTTGGTGATAATTTTTTTGTTGCCATTCTTATGGTTTTTATTAATTTCGTTTCTCAACAGTTTAAGATCTGACAATAACACTTTTTGATTGTTAAGTAAAGTTGTTATAACCTTATTAGTGTTAACTGTATTTTCATCTATAATATTTTTATTGATTAGTAACATCTTATCAACCTGTGCCAAACAAAATACCACCAGAATAAATCCCAGTGGTATTAGTGATTGAAACTTATAGGTTAACAAAGATAATACTACAAATAATATGAGTATAATCTTTTTAAGCATACTCTTCGTCGTCTTTTCCTGCAAAACGGTTTTTGTCAAATTTCATCGGCTTAGACTTTGTTTTAAACTTATCCATCCGATTTTTATTTTTACGTTTACGTTCAAACGAATCCGAATTGTGTCTATAAGTCTTTCCCATACGCTCTCTAATTTAGTGTTTACTTCTTAATGTTCCGACGAGTACGAACACCCGCAACGTTCTTACTTGCATCAAGCACTTCACGAATTGCTCGAATCTGACGACCGTTAAGATCCAATCGAGTCTTTCCCGACTGGATTGTCATACGGGTCGCACGATGTGCGCCATTCGTTGGGCCAGCAATATAAGTGTTAATTGCGGCATTCTTCCGTTGAACAAAATACGTCTTACGACGTGAATCATTAATTACCTTCATATAACTTTATACCTTTATTTTTTATGTTTCGTTAGTTTTGTACTAACATAGTCATCATACCATAACTAGTTTATTAGTCAACAAAATTCATTTTTTTATTGAACTCATTTTGAAATTTTTCAATAGCGTAATCTTTGGCTTTAAACTCCATTTCCAAGTCCAACGGACAATTGACGTTATGAAATTCCTCTGGAAAAGATGTGGCATAATGACCGTGTGCTCGCACATTCTTTTCAGAAGGATCATTGTCACTAAAATGAAACAACGGGATATATTGTTGCCATGTATTTTTTGCCATGGCAATTGCATCATCCGCAGTTTGACGACCGGGGTTACATCGAAAGTGTAGATTGTCATACGTAATTGGAATGCCAGTTTGTTGATATACATGTTCGTACAACTGTTCAACATTCCAACTATTTGGTTTATCTTCGTTTTCCAAAACCAATCTACTCCTCACATTGATTGGAAGATCGTTGTATACGTCAATAAAACGCTTTGCGATATCTTTTAAGTCCGCTCCTTTGAAGCAATTCATATGAATGTTGATAGGTGCATCATATGATTGAGGAAGTCCCAGATAATCCATCATCTTTCCATGAGCTTTCAACTCAATAACAGATTTTTGAGCCACATTTGGATTTGCGCTAGCAGGAACGACAAATTGATCAGGATGTGTTGAACAACGAATGTTGTGTTGTTTGATGACGGACGCACACAGATCAAATTCACGTTTGATTGTGTCAAAATTGTAAGTAGATTCAATTGAAAGATTTGCTTCTGGTAGAGTTTCCAGAGGCATCATCCCGCTACTGATACGATAATTCCACTTACGAGAAGCACAATACTCTAGAGTCTTGCGTGTTACAAATACATTATTTAGGGTACGATCCGCAACGACACGTTCAGCGTTTACTCGTTCCAATTGAAGGAAACGAGTTTTTGTCATGGTAGATGCTTGAATTCCCTGTTCTTGAAGTTTGAGGGAAATACAACAGAGTCCGAAACGTAAATTACGCATGACAAGACTTTATCATGCGTAAAGTTTCGTGTAAAGTATTTTTTATGAATATACGCTCAATTCACCACGTTTCCATTGAACGCCGTCGTAGACATAAATGTAATTTTCACAAACGATAATCTGTCCAAACGTACCCGCAGTGCTTGGTGTAGGTGTACAAGAACCCGGATCATTCACAATTAATGTTGTGATTGTCGCAGTTCCCGCTATAATTTCATCACATGTGTCTGCCATAATCAATAATAATTAGAAAGTTCAAATCGTTTCCATCCGGCACTATCGTAAATATATAAATAATTTTCGCAAACTGAAATTTGTCCATATGTTCCGGCAGTTGATGGAGGACAATCTGTAATGCTATCTACAATCAACGTCGTAACTCTTAATGTATTAATTGTAACAGATGCTCCCAAATCACCACAACAATTTGGTAATGGCGATGTTGGAATTGGATATGTAGGAATTATATATGTAACAATAGGTGTTGCACATGGTTGTGAAGGTGCAATTTCACAAATAATACATTCCTGTACGTTAACGCCACGGTTTGCCCACGTTTTGTTAGGACTATTATCTGTTTTAATCCAAGTTACATTTCTATTAACTCCTCCATTTAATAATACTTCATATTTCTTACACAGTTTTTCTATCGAATTATTGGCATAATTGATAATAGTAAAGTCAGAATCGCCTGGATATTTATATGAAAATACATTTCCTCTCTTTTGAAGAATTGTACCAATCGGACTGGTAAATAAGTCATTTGGAGAGTTATCTACGTAAGACGTAGAAGTCACAGTAGTACGTACTGTGACTAAACGATCAATAAACGTATTGAATCTGTTATAAGAAATAAAGTCTAACACAAAAAAATCCTGTTTCTTGTGCTATATAAATATAAACTTATCTACCAACCTCTTGAAAAAAATTACTCTTAGCGGTGTTATATGACATATCCATTATAGAGTTATAGTACAATACGTCCTTTTTAAGGTTATTTTCCGACTTCAATTTCAAATATCGATCTTTGGCTTTTACTTTCCACCAATCCAAAATGGCATTTTTATCATCAGAAAACAACTTTTTCATCACCAATTGGTCTTCATTTACCTTATTTTGTAAGAATTCCTTGGTATTTTCGTAAAAACTACTGTAATAAACCCCACGTTCATACCCATGAACATAATTTTGAGTTTTAATATTCAATTCTTGAAATATCATGCTTATGACTCGTTGTTTAGCACCTGTTACTGGTCCAGACACATCGTCCTTTTGTGTCATTTTCTTGATATATTCCTCAGATTTATTCTCCTTGATCCAATCGTGCCATTTCTGATAAACATTGTCGTCTGGCTTAATGGGTATTTTACCAGTACTTGTGCCACACTTATGCCACCACTTCAAACTATTATACATGCTGTAACTACCATACAAACTAGTCGTAGTCATTCCCACCAAAGTTTGATTATAAAGTTTCTTCCAAACATCTCTAACCACAGATGATGTGACCAAACACGCAATCAACTTACCACCTAAAAAGTTATATCCAAACGGTTGCGTACTCATAATGCAACTTCCAATCGAACTATGCGTCAGTTTACCCTCTTCCAACTTGTTTTTTGGAGTCCATCCAATAAACTTGTCACGATCAGTAATAGTAATAACATCACTTGATACAGAAACCGCTCCTAGATACCGTGTACGATCACTATTACCGTCTGTAATAAGAAACTTTAAAAATCTACCCGGCGTTTGACTAAACTCCATTGTGTGACAAAAGACACGCAACATCAACCAATCCAATTCTTGTTGTTCAGTTTCAACATGAACAACTGTCGGATTAATCATATCCAATTCTTTCAAAGTTAATTCTTCATTGTAAATATCAGTTGGCTTCCAGATTTTATACTTGACATCATCTGATCGAGACGCAAAGTTGCGATATTCTCTAACCTCTTCCCATTTCTTATAAAACGTAGCTTCTTCTACGCTCATAGACTTCAAATAGTTCATATTGTCTATGAACTTTTGTTTTTCCAACTCGTATTCAAACTCCGGTATATCGAAAAAATTAATCATTGTTTTTTGTTTCTATCTCGTTCTGGATGTCCATAATCAATCGTACTTTCGTACTTAAGTATCATAGTACTAGATGAAGGAGTAAAACTCAATAAATTATAAGTGGTTATGGTATTTTTCTTCAATACTAAATCACTAATAACTTTTTTCATTTCATTTTTATCGCCAATAAAAAGGGGAGAGTCTTTTTTCTTAAGACTCTCCCTATTGTGTATATAACCAGCACCATCTTTAGAAAGTTTAAAATAAAAATATTGGTCCGTTTTCATACTATAGAGTTTTTACAACTCATATATATAGAAACCGACCAGTATTCGTTTTTATTTTAAACCGTCTGAGTGACTGATGTAGACGTTTTTTCCCGAACCTCAACACTCTCAGATGTCTCCTCAGTGACAGGAGACACATTCATAACATTCACAACATTAGGAATGTTATCCTCAAGAACAACTCCCGCCGTACGAGCTGCATCAATAGTTTCCTGAGAAACCGGAGTGTTGGCAAAAACCAACTTCGGACGCCCCTTTCCACCCTTGATTGTACCCAACTTAACAACTTGATTGTCCTCAAGTGCATTGGTGAGACGAACCCGAAGCGTAATCAGAGCAGCAAAATGCCGATTCTGATCCCAGAGGTTTGTAATGTTAGGGTGAGACTCACTTGCATCCATGGTATAAAAACCATTAGGCCAGTTAACAGTCAATCCAGTCTTATTCTGTCTATTTGTCTTTTTCATGTTATATATTTTCCTTTCTATTTTTTGTTAGATTTTACTACTACTGTTCAAAAACATTTCATTCATCGTCTTAGCAACACTAATGATGTTGGTCACATCAATAAATCTTGCATCAGCACCATACATTGTTTTAAAACAATTATATGGTCCAAAACTAATATTGTCAACTTTTATTTTATTAATTGCAATTTCTGAAATAAAATATGACAAAACCTTATATCCCTTTCCACGAATCTTATTCACCTGTTTACGAGTGTGAATACCACCATTATGGGCACCATACGTTATGTATTTGTCACGATTGGAATAATGGTACGCTGGTTCGCCATCTGAGAAATTCAAGAAATAACAATCTTCAAATTCACCACAATCCTTGAGTAGATCCATGATAGCCTCAAAACACAATCCTTCAGGGGTACTTCCATTACAGTAAAGATACGGAAAAATAGTACGGACCTTGTTAAATGAATCCTTGGCAGAATCGTATACCATAGCAATATATGGAAGACCATTATGGCCAGTGGTTCTCATACTCACACTGACACGAATGTTACTAATCATAGATGCTGCCTTACAAATAGCAGTAACACTAGTAATTGTATTTGTCCACTTTTTAGCGTGTTGCATACTTCCACTAGCATCTATTGAAATATGAATGAATCCTTTCTTATACTGATCGGTATCAATTCGATAAAAAACATTCTCATTCTCAATACCAAGATCGGAAAGTACACGACGATCAATCTTACCGGCAGACTTTCTCATGTACTTAGTAGTGTTAATTTCACTACGAATACTAAGACGTTTTCCCAAAAGGTTGCCAAGTTGGATACCACGATTCACAGCATCAACATTATTTGGATGTGGATTACCATCACGGTCAACCCACACACAAGGACAAGTGTCTGACAAAGCAAATTCCTTGGTAAAATTCTTCACAACTACACAATCAATACCCTTAGTAACAACCGTGGTATCATCAAGATTAGATCCTACATTCACGATAGTTACTCCCGCCTTCTCCAAGTCTTCAAGAATACGTTTTTCACGATTGTTAACCTTCTTCTTCTTAATCGTACCAGACAAAAAGTCACGTTGTTTACTAAGAGCCTTTTCAATCGCTTTCAACTTACTCTTGGAAATGCCAGTATTGTCATTATCTTTCTTTGTCTTTTCTTCGGACTTTTCAACGCCAACGCTACTTACATTGGTTTCAATTCCACCAAATCCATCGTCCGATTCAGAATTAACTACAGTAATAACGTGAGATTCATCGCCACTACCATTACCACTGCCGTTCATTTCCAATTGAGTGGACGCATTCTCTTTTTGTTGGTCATTAATATTAATGTTCTGATAAATTATTTCACAAACTTGTACCGCCACTTCATAACGATCCTTAGGAGTCTTAAGTCTGTTAATATTAGCAATATCAATACACTCAGCAATCTTTCTAAGAGCCGGTAATGCATCCAAATCCGTATAAGGATTCATCAGATTAATCAATCGTGCTTCATATGACTGGACCGTTGCGGAACGATACAAATCGGTAGTCAGTAGTGTTTTAATATGCGGACTATTAAAGTACTTTTCATACAAAGCCAAATAATAACCACGATATCCGGGAGCTGAGTTGTAAACAAAGTTATCAATATACCTATCTTCAATGATATTCAGTATGTTCTTAATATAAGAAGCAACCTCTGTCTTGCTGAATCCCTTAGTCTCAGCAATATTATATAGACTACGAGGTACGTTCTGCCAAATATCAGCAATCAGTCGAAAATCGCTCAACAAAATATGAGATCCCTCATGTAAAGCAAGTCCAACTGTACTGTCGAAATCTTCAGCTTTTTCAATGTCTGCCGACAGATGAATAATATGTCCATCCGTAGAATTTGTATTTGAATCGTTAAAAACAACCGGAATAGATTTGTTGGTGAGGATACTAACAAAATTTGACACTGCACGACGATTCATATTGAGTCGAATAAGACGAGTCGTATCGTCCATCTTAACAGAGTCATCAAAGTCATCAAATTCATCCAACCAAAAGTCAGAGTGAATGGTAGATTTATTTTTCATTGTGTTAATATCCTACACCAACATTATAACAAAGTCAATGACTTTTTTTAGAACGGAGGTTGCGTCTTCTTCAAAGGATCGTTCATCAATGGATCATTGGTAGCTTCACTTGGAACATACTTTTGAACAACTTGTTTGATATAAGTCCTTTCACTGTCAACTCCGCCGTCAGAAGCAAATTCAGGATAGATTACACTTTCAGCAATTTCCTTAAGGCTAAAGCCATCCTTAGCAAGTTCAACCATTTCACAAACCGCCCGAGTTGAAACAAAGTTGGTAATCTTACCATCTTCCTGCCGATATTGGTCTCGGGTATGGGCAGAAATCTCACAAATAGAACTAATAGTATTAAACAAATTAGTATCAGTTGTATCAATCCCAAATCGGTTAATCATCAAAGTAAGTTCAGACTGCTTGTCAAGAAAATCCATTTCAATCTTAACGGAGAACCGGTCCATAAGAGCACGATCCATAACACGGGTAGCAGTATATTGATTGCCAATATTAGCCGTTCCGATGAAGCATACGCCGGACGCAACATTAACAACTGCATTATCCTTCTTTTCATCCAATCGAAGATATCGTTGAAGAGCGTCAAGAACAGTCATCATGATATTAGCAGCATCATGATGAGCACGACTAATTTCGTCCAACAAAATAACGGCGTTTGGAGTTTGAATTGCCTTTACAAAGGTGGATTCACTGAAAATGGTTCCTGTTTCCTTTTCAAAATGAGTGTTACCAATAAGAGCACTACGTGCATCTTGGGTAGACCCCATGTTAAAATAAAAAAATGGACGATTAAATGCTTTAGCAACTGTTTGGGCAGCGAGAGTCTTGCCGCATCCAGTTGGTCCCACCATCAACACGTTCTTTCCGTAAAGAACAGATCGAACGAGATACTTCCACTTAGTATCTGAAATGATAACATTATCCGGCTTCTTAGAAACAGCGGAGTCGAGGATTTGATTGACTGACTTGTTAGTGTTTTTCATAAACTTAATTTTCTATATCCTACACCAAGTTTAAAAGAAGTCAACAAAAAAGCCGCTGTTTTTTACAGCGGCTTTCGGAATAATTTTTTAAATTAAGTTTAACGTCTATGTCCACGATGATAGTGACCACCGCCAATCCAGATCGTAGGAGCGGGGTAATAAACCACCGGCGAAGGAGCGACCACAACCACTGGTTGTGGATATACTACATGTTGAACGACTGGTTGTTGAACTACGACCATTTGTGGCTGATAAACAACTGGTGTGTAAACAACTGGTGGTGGACAATATACTGGTCCACCAAATCCAACTGAGACCCCCCAACTGAAATGTCCGGCATTAGCTGTTACTGATCCAAGTAATGCTGCAACAATGAGTGAATTTAGTTTTTTCATATTTTTACTGAACAGTAAAATGATTTGTTTTAGTAAAAATCACCTTACTTAAATTTTACAGTCAAGTCGTCATCCTTTTGTTTAGGAAACTTATACTTGACCTTTTCACCCTTCAAAGAGTGATCGGATTGTTTTTCAACCTTTTTAAGATTCACATCTTGCATTGGTTGATCTGGCAAATCTTCTTTCTTTTCAACAGCATCTACCACTTTTTCATCGGTTTCTTGTGGTTTATCTCCTTGATTCTTCTTTTTTTCCTTATCAACGCTGTTTTCGGCTGCTTTATTGTATGCAGTGTTGAGATAGTTCTCTTTATCGCTGGTCAAAAACGTCTTTAAAAAGTCTTTTACTTCGTCATAATCACAACCAATCTTCTTAGTTCTATCAGTTTTGTCTTTATATGCAAGAATTTCAAAATTATTATTCCAACGTGGTCTAATATGAATGTGATACGGTTCACATCCGCACAATTCAAAGTTTCCAGCATCATTTTTCTTAACACTGTATGTTTTATTGATTCCGTGTGCTAATCTATTTAATTCTTCTTCCATCTGAACACACGTTTTATCAAACTCTATTGTTTTTTCTTCAATTACTTCAGCAATCAAATTCTTCAAAACTGCCGAAAGTCTTTTAGTTTCATTTAAACGTTTCTTTTTTTCAGCACGTTCTACAAGAACTTCCTTGATAGTTTCAGAAATAAGTTGGCGCAAGTGGTCAATTTTCATATTATAACTATAAATATACGAAGTTTACATATAATAACAAAAAAAGAACATCCTTTTGGATGTTCTCGGTGACGTATTTAGGTTATAATATATAGTATTTACAGTTTAAAGCCAGAGAATACATTTTCGTCAATTGTATTATCTACTCCCTTTACATAACTGCTCAATTCAGTTTCCTGAGGAGCAACTTGGAGTTTTTTACTATCATAATAACTATCCAACCATCCAGACAGAGGATTTGTTTTAGCATTAGGATATATTTTCTTATATCCCAAACTTGAAAGTCGATTATTTGCCAACCATTCAATATAATGTTTAAGACTTTCAGACGTTAATCCAATCAAATTACCCTTACTAAACAAGTAATCCGCCCAATCCTTTTCAGCATTAACTGCCATTTCATAGGCAGCATATACCTTATCCTCGTTCTTCTTAACAACGTCTTGGAATCCTTCATCTGGGTTATTCATCCAATTCTTCATGATGTTTTGAGTAATTGCAACATGAAGATTTTCATCACGGCTAATAAACTTGATAATCTTTGAGTTACCCTCCATCTTTCCACGATACCCAAAATAAAAACTACATGCAAAACTGACATAAAAAATCAATCCTTCAGTGATTTGAGTAGCCAATATAGCATCATATAATCTTTGACGATCATCTTGACCACCAGTCAGAAGTTGATCATACTTTTGAGATATTGCAGTTGCTCGTTTTACAATTTCTGGATCTTCCAAAACACTATTAAAGAACTTAGTAGCATCAGGATAAACGTTATTCAGAATGTATGTATAACTGTTGCTGTGAATCGTTTCGAAAAACGACCAAGTATTCATACAAATCTCCAACTCTGGATTTGTAACATACTTCATCAACTCATGAATGCTTCGACTCAACATCGAATCGGTCATTGTTTGAAACTTAAGATTACTATCAAACACAAATCGTTCTTCGTCTGATAGACTCTTATAATCACTGATATCTTTCACCAACGAAACCTCTTGTGGTCTCCAGAAGAAATTCAATTGTTGATCATAAAGTTCATAAAACTTCTGATACTTAATCTGATCATATCTTTGAAGAGACAAATCTTCACCAAAAAACATGGGGTTCTTTAACTGGTCAATATTCTTCTTGTTTAGTACTGTTTTCATAATTTTATTATTTTACATTGCACATGCACCACTAACACAACCAGACTGTTCTTCTTCAATCTTAGGTTCAGTCTTCACAGTCTCTTTAACATCCGACATTGCCGTTTGTTTATCACCATCATCCGTATTAGCATAGTACAGATTCTTAAGTCCATACTTGTATGCCAACATCATATCCTTAATAACGTCCTGAACAGGTACCTTGTTTTGTGGGTATCTTGAAGGAATATAATAAGTGTTGGTACTAATACTCATATCGGTAAATTTCTGAATAGCTGCCGCTACCCTAAGGTATCCTGAGTTGTCAGGCATGTCAAACGCAAATGTGTAATCATCTTTGTATTTTTCCACACCGGGAACAACCACAGGCAAAATATTCGTTTTACTTCCCTTGTGACTAATCAAACTACGTGGAGGTTCAATTCCGTTGGTACTACTCTGAATAACACTGCTTGATTCAACAGGCATACAAGCAGTCAACGTACTATGACGCATTCCATGTGTCTTGATCTTTTCACGAAGACCTTCCCAATCCATGTTAAGAGGTTCGGTAATAAACTCATCGACATCTTTCTTGTATGTATCAACAGGTAAAATACCTTGACTAAATTTTGTTCGGTCAAACTTCTCACACGGACCAAACTCTTTTGCCATTTCAACGCTGGCTTCAATGAGATAATAACTCATCTTCTCCATCCAACGTGCAGCAATATTCGGAGCTTCTTTATCCCAATACTTAACTCCTTCTCTTGCAAGCATTGCTGCTAAATTGGTAATACCAACTCCAAGACTACGACGTTTCTTAGCAAAATTTTCAGCGGCTGGAACAAAATAATTTTGATGTTCAATTAATGAATCAAGCATTCGAACAATAACGTCACAAACACTCTTCATTTCATCGTCAGATGTAATCTCCAACCAGTTAACAGCTGCCAAAATACACACTCCAATTTCTCCATTTGGATCATTAACATCATTAATTGGAATTAGTGGATGATTAACCTCAAGACAAAGATTGCTAGTGTCAACCTGATCCAACCAACTACCATGTGAATTAGCATGATCAACAAACATTGTATAAATACGACCCGTTTCAAGACGTTCTTTTGCCAAGAGCATCAACAAGTCACGTGCCTTAACCTTCTTCTTAAACTTGATATTCTTATTGTTCTCTGCTTTTTCATATTTTTCCTTGAAATCATCATAACCGAATCGGTTCCAAAGACTCTGACACTCATGATAACTGAAAAGTGTGACATCCTTGTTCTCTATGAATCGTTCAAAAATCAACTTATCGAGACCAATACAATAATCCAACTTACGAACACGATTATCGTCAGTACCAGCATTATTCTTCAACACTAGAATATCCATAATGTCATAATGAAACCATGCAAAGTTAACCGTGGCACTTCCACCACGAATACCATTCTGGTGACAACTCTTCACAGTTGATTCAAATGCCTTGGCAAACGGAATAGGACCAGTATGAATCACTTCTCCGTTACGAATAGGAGCATTTGTAGCACGTAGACGTGACAAATTGAGTCCGATACCATAACGACTTGCAGTTGCATATCCAACAGCACTGTTGTTACTGAAAATACTCTTGAGAGTATCATCAACGGTAAACAAAGAACATGAAGCGTAACTCTTCATGACAGAACGAACACCCGCCATAATTGGTGTGGGTAGATTGATCTTGTGTTTACTGAAATAGTTGTACGCTTTCTTGACATAATCCAGACGGTTCTCCTTATAGTTCTTGAAGAAAGTCATGGCGATCAACATATATGCAAACTGAGGAGTTTCATAAATCTCCTTGGTACTACGATTTTGAATCAAGTACTTATCACACAACTGTTTGATACCGGCATAAGAAAAGTCAAGATCACGATCATGCTTCAGATATTCATCCAACTTGTCGAAGTCCTTCTTGGAATACCATTCTAGAATTTGTTCGTCATAAACAAACTTCTCGATGTTTGTCTTAACAAGATCATACAACTTTGGCGGATTCTTTCCACCCCAAACACGTTTACGAAGTTGATAATTCAACAAACGTGACGCAACATATTGATAATTTGGTTTTTCAACGGATATCTGTTGAGCAGCTGCTTCAATTAAAGCCACATGAATGTTATCAGAAGTCATTCCATCAAAGAATGACAGATGTGCATTCATTGCAACCTCTTCAAACGATACATTTTTGATACCTTCAGTTGCCCACTGCAAAACCTTATTGATTTTATCTGCACTGAACTTCTCCAATGCACCGCCTCTTTTCTTGATAAAGATTTCTTTGTTCATATAGACAGAAAATAACTATGATTTTATATTTGTAAATTCCCTCAGTTGATACTCATTTTGATAAATTTTTTTGACGTTTTTTGATCGTAACATACTATCATTCGTCATCACTGTCACTCATATGAGTATTCCACTTGTTACTCAAGGCTTTCTTTACAAGATTCTCACTATCACCCATTTCGGTAAGAATTGCCACACCATCCTTGGAGTTCTCAGCATAAATCTGGATATCACCACATCCGGCGTTCATTCTACTTGGGAATGTCAAACCATCAGGACCAAAACGGTTCTTAATGATATGAAAACGTGCAGTATTCGCAACTTTATCGGTAACTTTACGGCTAAGTGACATAACAAAGTCGGCAGTCATGATCTTTCGATACGAATCCGAGATGTTGTTTGCCTGAATAATGTCTTCATCCATAGCAGCACGATTACTCTGTGAAGCACTCCAGATAGGAACTTGAAGTTCACCAGCAATACTACGAAGTTCTTCATATATACCACCGGCTTCACTATAACTGTTACTGTTACGGTCACTCTGATATGGACGTAGAATGTCAGCGTAATCAACAATAATCATGTCAATTTTACTTCCCAACATCATAATACGTTCAGTATGCATCTTTAGATGATGAGCACTAACGGTTTTGATAGGAAAATACTTGATGAACAACTTACCGGGAACTTGTTCAATCTTCTTACGAACGATATCAACGTTATTACGAATATTCTGGAAATCAATTCCTGTAAAACAACTGTCATAACGAAGACCCACATAGTTTTCATTCAACTCAAGAGTAAAATGAACAACATTCTTTCCTTGCTTCATGGCTTCAGCACCAATCTTTGCCAAAACCCAACTCTTACCACTACCCGCACAAGCAGTAATAATACCAAGTTCACCGCCTGCCAATCCACCATCCATAATAGTGTCAATTTCAGTCCAGTTGGTCCTAACTGTATTACGTGCCATAACACTCATACGTTTTTCAACATCAGTCATATAATCATGACCAATATTACGTTCCATTCCAGCCTTCATTGCATTATCAACCAATGCTTTTACCTGTTCGTAATTACCCTGTTTCAGGTAATCAACGCTATCCATAATTGCACTCTTGAGTTTCTGACTCTTACAAAATTCAAGATATTGTTCCTTAACAAACTTCAAATCACTATCTGTGATTTTTTGATACACATTACGAAGTTGTGAAACAACGCTTTCCTTCAATACGTTGTTTTCAATACCATCCACCTTTATCTTAAAAACATTAAGTGTAGGTAGATCTTTATACTGCATAAAGTAGGATACAGTTTGTTTTACAATCCATTGATGTGCATCTGATTCAAATGAAGTTGGATCGATGATATCAGAAAGTCTTTCCAGAAAAGTCTTATCGCTAAGAATTCCAGATATACATTTGATTTGGAATTCGGATCCAAACTTCTTCAAGTTGTCTATAACGTGATTTTCACTCATAATTAATAATATTTTACTACATAACCAGTATAGGTTATATTTACCTCTTTGTATACTTATTTTATTGATTTATTATCTTACCAACGTGGTCAATTTACCAAAACATTCATTGAGCCATATTTGGTAATTAGGAATATTACTCCACATTTTATCTTCGGTGACTAGTTTAGAAAATCCAACTCGGTCTAGCTTCTTCGTTGGCTCATCTAGTATTTCATTAATACGGAGTTGTGAAAAACTTTGAATCTCCGTATCTTTCAACTGCATCAACGTATAGTTACGTTCTACAATATTTTTGTTTTCAAGTATAGTACGATACAATTTATACTTGCTTTGATTGTTTTCACAGTAGTTATAAATCTCGTCCAGTTGTACATGCCGATTCTCGGCAAAAAAAGGAAAACACTTGATAATCATTTTTAGTCCAGCGCCCTGTAAACCGTCAATATTGTCGGATACATCTCCTTCCAAAACTCTATACCAAATGTAATTTTGACAACTAACACCGTATTCATTTAGAATCTCAGCGCATCCATATAGTTTCTTTTTAGTAGGACTCCAAATCTTGACCTTTTCACTAGCTAATTGTAGAAAATCTTTGTCAGCACTCATTATAGTAACATTACTGTCCTTACAGTATTGTTGTGCAATATAAGCAATAGTATCGTCTGCTTCAATGTGGTCAATTGCCATAGTTGAAACTGGCAAACAATCTAAATAATGAACTGACCTCAACAGTTGAGATTTCATATTCTTTTCTTCTACATCAGATGTAGACAATTCTGAATATGCTCTGTTAAGACGAATTTTTGTGTGTCGTTTATCTTTGTATTGTGGATAAATCTTACGACGTTTCATGCTTCCACCATTACCATCAAATATAACAACACATCGAGTAGGGTTAAGCAATTTAATTGCATATCCCATACTTTTAAGAAATCCGGCAATGCCACCCGTGTGAAGACCGTCTTCATTCATGGATGGCATTACCGAATACGCGCGAATAAATGTATTGAGCGCATCAATCAAGAGAATATCGGAATTTTGATTTCGATTAGATACTTTATTCTTATCTTCTTGTGAAATATTCTCAAAGATAGAGAATAGTCTCTTTTTTTCGTCTTGATTAAAACTCATATATTATTCTTCAGCTTCTCCACCAACTTCTTCTGCATCCTCGGAAGAATCAACTTCCACATCCTCACGAATTTCACTGTCAGGTGACTTGTACTTCATAATTGTAACATCGGCAATCTTTTGATATAACTCCTCACGAAGTTCGTTATCAATCTTTACGTCTTTAGCAAACGTCTTTACATCGATCTTAACAATTTCACCATTGTTCTTAGTATAAGTATATGGTGATTTAGCTCCTGTAATAATTGAGTGTTTCTTCAACACCTCAATCCAGTTACCATAATTATCAATGCCGCTATCAAAGTAAATATTAAAGTCAGCAAATCTCATAGGTGGACCCATTCGATTCTTGACAACAACTGCCCGTGTCTTGACACCAATATGCGCGGGTTCGCCATTCTGCGTAACCTTCAGTGCTCCCATACCCTTCAGACGAAGACGAACACTAGCATGATACTGAATAGCCTTACCACCACTGGTAGTGTACTTGTCACCAAACATTGCGGCTTGAAGATTTACACGTAACTGATTAGTAAAAATCAACGCAATACGTTGTCTACCAATCATATCATTAATCTTGCGCATCGCCTTGGAGATGATAATTGCCTTACCAGTCGCAAAACCATCCTTACCATGGTCCGCTTCCAATTCTCCCTTGGTTGATGCTGCTGCAACACTATCAACAACGATTGTAACAAGACGATCCCGATTTGACTTACGAACATGAGCGATCAATGTTTCAATCTTCTCGAAAATGTCTTCTACTGTGTGAGCGTCAACATACAACATCTTTGGTACGTCAACTCCGATTGCGGCCAAAAAGTCTTGTGAAACAGATTGTTCCGTATCAATAAATACAGCAAGTCCACCTTTCTTTTGAGTTTCCGCAAGCAAATGTGCTGCCAACAAACTCTTGCCTGAGGCTTCAAGTCCGGTAACTTCGGTTATACGTCCAACTGGAATACCAGCATGTGGACGATTTGAAATTGCGAGATCCAAGATGTCGCAACCTGTACTGATCCAATCTGTGATTGTAGATGGATCTTCCTTTTGATCCAAGAAAAACGCACACTTGCCTGCGTCTTTATTGGCTTTGTTTAGAACATCAGCGAGAGACTCAACTAGTTCATCTCGTTGTGATTCAACTTCATGTGTCACATGATTTGATTTCTTTTTCTTTTTTGATGTATCTTCTATCATAACTTTTTTGAAAACTAAAAAAAAGAGGTGACAGTTTTTCCGTCACCTCTTCTATTATTGTTTGTTAACTATTGAACAAATTATCAAACGCCTTTGTTAGGTCTTCGGTGTTTGACTTTGCCGAACTAGCACTTGGAGACTTACTGGCACTTGGGGTCTTACTAGGAGATGGTGACTTACTAGTAAGTACATTTGCCTCGTCTGTCTGAGCAATAGCTGTTCCAGCAATTGGCTGAGTATCCTCTTCATCAACAACTGCATTGGTGACAGTTTCAGACTGAGCCTCCTCAGGATTTAGCCATGCGTTCATAACCTCCTTGAGTTCGTCGTACTTGGGTTCTGGGAACAAGTCAAGAATGTCTGGCTGACTCTTGATAGCCTCAATCATCTTAGTATCCTTCGGATCAACTGCAGGTGTAGAATTAGGCTTTACACGAATTGAAGTTTCTGGGTAACTCTTACCGCTATCATCAGCGGTACGAAACTCAACGACGATATCACGACCGGATGATAGATCACTAATATCTCCATAATCTGGATCGGCCATAACCGATAGAATTTCCTGATAAACCTGCTTACCGAAACCCCAGAACTTTACACCCTCATGTTCCTCGCCACGAACAATAACAGGAGCGAAAGTACGCATCTTAGGTTCCATCTTACGTCCGGTCTGCCAATCTTCCTTGGAACCAGTCTTCTTGAGTCTATTGCTAAACTCGACGATTGGATCTGGACGGTTGAACGAATCTGGACTCAGATATGTCTTGTTATTAATGCCGTAATGAAACTTGAGTTCAATAAACGGGGTATCTGGCTGATACCGATAAGGTACGATACGGATAGTTTGCTTACCGGGCTTTGGCTTCCAAATAATTTGAGTCTTATTATTTGTGTTTGAAAGGGAGTTCAAACGGCTCTTGATTTTAGACAAGTCGATTGCCATAATTATTTATTTATTAATTGTTAAGTAGTAATTAGTATATCATTCGATTTCACTCGAAATCAAACAGTGTAACTAATTCTGTTATAACTATAGTATACGCACGGGAAAAAGTCAACTTATTACGTCAAAAATCTTCAAGGAAATTATTTTGACCGAAACATCATTTGTTATAATTAACGAGTTTTTATAATACTCCCAATTCAACTGATATGACTTGTCGAAAACGCCATTATTTTCTTCGGTAATCAACTTATTCATGGCATTTAAAGTATACAAAGTATTGGTTTGTTTTTTACGATGTATAGAAATAGTATTAGGTAGTTTTTTTAAACCTGACTCTGTGTAAAAAATATTATAAGTCAAATATAACTCATTATTGTTTTTTTCATTATTAAAAACAAAAATCTTATTGTTTGATAATTTATAAAAAAATTTGATCTGTTCCAGTAACAACTTATATTCAGTTGGTATAGAAAACGTACAGAGTAATTGTGTATCTTTCATCTTATGGACAATATCATGGTTTTTTGGCTATTTATATTATACCATTCGTAACCAACTAATAGTCCATCGGCATTATACCAACGACTTTTATTTTTGATCCAGTTATTATTTACAGCCTCTTCCAACGTAAATTCAGTCGTTAGGATTTTTTCGACTTCTTCAGCATCTTTTTCTTTTTGATCGGAACTTCTGGTTTCAATGTCGGTGGTGTCAACTCCTGATTGGCCTTGATTGGTGGGTTGACTGGTTGTTTGATCTGTTGTACCGATGTTTTGTTGAACAATTTGTTGATTAGGTTCTTGAGCACCTGGCTCAATTTCGATAGGTTTTTCATTAGGTGATATTGGTTCTTGTACTGGCTGTGTGGGAGCGTTAAAATCCAAGTTGGTTTGTCCTTTTGTAGGATCCTCTTCAAAATGGGTTCCACGTTTTATTGCACGTTGTTTATATTCTGGGTTTGGAAATGTAACCAATATACCCTTTGAGTTATAAGCTTGTCTCTCTGGGTATTTACCTTCAATAACTTTATTTGCCAATTCAACAACTTCTCCTTTTGGAATTCCCATTTCAGA